TTCGGATCGACCGCCCAGACGTTGTCGATGTAGAACCCTGTGCGCTGTAGGACGTGGGCGCCTATCGCCCTCGCCTTGGCCTCTGCGTCCTTGCGTGACGAACCCGACCATGACCAGGCGTTAGGTAGCCAGCCGATCTGCCACAGGCCCGTACAGCGGGCGAGGACGTCGGTGTCGCCGTAGATCCCGATCGGGTACGGGGCGCAGGCGACAGCGAACGCTCGCATATAGGCCTCGTGTTTGTCGACGTTGGCGGCGACGGTGTTGGTGTCGTCGGCGACGAGGATCGGGACGTCGGTCGGATAGCCACGGCTGGTCGCCTCGGTCTTGGCCGAGTTGCCGTCGATGATGCCGTAGGGGCCACCGAGGCTGGCGCGAGTCGCCGACATCTCCCACACCAGTAGCACCTTGAGACCAGCGGCGATGTACACCTGGCATTCGGCGGCGCTGATGTTCTTGGCCGGCGACGCAGGCTTCACGCTGATGTAGCCGACGATGAAGCTGTAGCCGAGCTCGACGAGGCGGGCGGCCGGCGGGCGGGCGAAACTGAAGTCGACGCCGGTTTCCCCGGCCCGGACGGTGGCGACCATCAGATCGGCGCGATCTCTAGGCGTGAGACGAGGTCGCGGTTCGACCCGGCGTTGTGGAACCCTTGGAACTTGAGCGTGGTTCCAACGCTGAGCGTGAAGATGAACGTGATCGTCTGCGAGAAAGACGCGAACGCTGGGACACCGGTGGCCTCTGGTGAGATGCCGATTGTCCCGTTGATGATGCACGAAATGCCAGGAGTGGTGCCCGGCGCGGCGGACCAGTTGCCGATGTAGGAGATCAGGTATCGCCCGGCCTTGCCTGCCGGCACGGTGAGCGTGGCGCCACCGGCAGGAATCCAGCCATCGGGATCGTAAATCTCGCTGCTCCAGGTGATGTCGGCCGGGGTCGCGGTTGCGAAGGTCTGAACGGTGTCAGTGAGCAGCACCCCGCCAGCGAGTGCCACGTATCGGGCGTCGAGGACTGTTGGCGTCGCCAGTTCTGCGGCGTCCTCGAGCAGTCGGAGTCGGCGTTCTACGTCGCGGTCGAACAGCCCTGCCGCCATCGGTCACCATCCTTCGGGACTATCGGCCCCCTTGACTTCTGCGTAACCTAGGTTATGGTGATGTCATGTCACCAGGTCCGGCGCCCACTGCGCCACACGGAACCGTCACCGCCTACAAGCGGCACCTACGCAACGGCGAGAAGCCCTGCGCAGAGTGTCGAGCGGCGTGGGCGGCATACCACCGGGACTATCGAATCAAGGAGAAGTTATGAACCGCATTCGCACACTCATCGCCATCGGGGCAGTCCTGCTCGGCGGTGCAGCTTGCACGCCCCAGCAGATCGCCGCAGTTAGGTCTGTCACATGGGAATCGAAGTGTCCAGCCGTGACTATCGCCGATCGCTCAGGCATCGACTTCATCGCTGAGCGCGATTTCCTCGGACGGTGGGAAACAGACGGCTACGTGCACGGATTCTCGGCCCAAGAGGACGGCACCATCTATCAGACCAGATGGTGCGCGACGCATATGACGGACTAGGCGTCAGTCGAGGCGTGATACTGGACTACTCCGCTAATTGTGTCACCCGTCGCAACAGCTTGAGAGAAGGTTGGGGCAACCCCGGTCCCTAGGGTTAGGTTCGCCAGCGAGGTCGCGTTGTAGCTCGTCCCAAGCAGTTTGACCGTGGTGCTGGTCTGAAAATAGATGATGAAGGTGTGATTTTCACCCGATGACGAATCGAACAGGTGCCCAGAGCCGATAGCACCCGACGACGCGTTAGCCGCCACCGGAAGCGCGAGGGTGATGACGTTTGCTGCAGTACCTGAACCGGTCAGGGTGACGAAGAACCCTCCGAGGATCAGCCGCCCAACTCGCGAATACCATGAGTTGTTGTTCGTAAACGTCGGAGTTGCCAACTGCGTGATAGTCGGCGTCCATGTCGTCAACGCACCGTTCACCGGACCGATCGTCGACCACGCTGCACCCGAGTAGTTCGTCAGGCTGTTGGCGTCGTCCTGGTATGTGACCATCCCCTCGCGCTTGCGGGTCGCCAGCGCGGCGTCACGAGCGGCAGACGTGGCGAACTTCTGGACAGCCTGGAGCATGAGGTAGTCGTCCATGTTCGCGGCAGTGACCTGCTCGCCTGCGACCCAGTCGTGATCACCGTTTGCCATTTGGGAACTCCGATCAGAAGACTAGGACGTTGGCGCCATCGAGCAACCCGTTGACCGGGTCGTCGAGGATGAACGGCGAACCGCTGTAGCCGTCGTTGAGCTTGGTGAACTTGAACGTCACCGAGTGGAACGTGCCGCCGGCACCGATCAGGTGAGACACGCCCTCGATCAACACGAACTGGTCGACTGCGGCGCCGACCTTGTTCGGGGTGTACTTGACCCTAGTCACCGAACCAATGTCGAGCGACAGCACCTTGCCCTGGTCGGTTGGCTCCAGGGCGTGAAGGTCGACGGTGATCGACGAGATGCGGGTCGCCGGATTCGAGTACAGGTTGAGGATGTACGAGGCCAGGGCGTATGCCTGCGTCTCGTCAGCCAACGGCAAGGCACTGAGCGACAGCGACCACACCTTGTTGAACGTCGTGACCGACGTCGGGTCGGTGACCGTCTGACGAGTCATCCCGTACGGGTCGACCGACACACGGTTGTAGAGCAACTCGGTGCCGAAGTCGAGATCAACAGCCGAGTACGGAATCGACGTCGGGTCGGTGGTCAGGTTGTCGGTGAACACCGGTTGACCCACGGCGGTGTAGTTGCGCGACTTGCTGTAGTAGGTGAGCACGCCATCCCTGGAGGCGAAGAACTGGCCGAGGTCGCACTTGGCGACCACCTGCGCCGAGTTGAGGACATTGGTGCCCCATGAGTACGTGTTACCTTGCAGCGTGGTGCTCGAGCCGCCATCGTCGAAGTAGCGGGCAGTCGTCAGGTTGACCTCAGGGCGGGTGCAGATCGACGTCAGGCGTTGCGCCGGCGACTGACCCGGTGTCGTCACCCACTCGTCAAACTCGCCGGAGCCGAGCGTCGCCAGAGCGTCGGCGGCGTCGAACTCAACCGTCGAATTGCCCTCGATCGGATACTGGTAATTCAGGTCATCGATCAGACCGTCGAAAATCGTGATGCCGTTCGTGGCGAAGGTGACCCGCTTGCCCGGACGGATGTTGCCGAAGTAGACACCGGCCGAGTACAGCGGATCCCAGATGCGGGTGTAGTTGTTCGCCGACACCTGAGCGACGCCGGCCATCATCTCGTCGAGGAACCGTTCCCGACCCCGGTCGATACGCACCGACAGGACACCGTCACTGACATCGGTAGCAACGTCGCCGCCGAGCAGGTAGGTAGCCGAGTCGAGCAGACCCTTGACGGGGTCGTCGAGGGTGAACACGGTCGTCGACCCGGAGATGGTGAAGTAGGCGGTGACCGTCTCGGTCAGGGTGCCGGGCATTACGAACTCAGGAAGGCAGGACCGTTGCGTGCCTGCAGCTTCTTGAGGGCACGCATCAGGTCGCGGTCGTTGAATCCGACAGGCGGATTGATGACGTAGGTGTCGCCGCCACCGGTGCCGTTGCGCGACATGATGTCGCGGGTCTCGCCGGGGTTGCGGACGTTGGCGCCCTGGGTGAGCATCTCGACGCCGTACTCGCCGACCGTGTCGCCGGGTTGACCCATGCCGCCACCGGCGTTGGGCCCACTCCCACGAGGTGCATAGCCGGCGGCAGTAGTCGCCCCCGGCCCGGTCAACGCCAGATAGATGTCGCGCTGCCGGGTCAGGTTGGCGAGCGCCGCCTCCGCCTCAGCGATCTTGCCTTGATCGAGCAGCGCCAAGATCTCTGTCTTCTTCGACTCGGGAATCGTCTCGGTCTTCGCCACATAGTCGGCGATGTCCCTCGTCAGGTCGCGGGCATCCTGACCAGTGAGCTTCGCGGCGTTACCGGCCTCGTCGATCTTGCGGATGACGTTCTCCCATGCGTCCGCCTCGTCGAGCTTCCCGGTCAGCTCGCTGTACTGCTGATCAACTCCAGCGACACTCTCGGCAAACCGATCCAATTCATAGGCGGTGTTCCTGACATCAAGCGCGGCGCCACGCATCGAGCCCGCCACAACATCAATGCCCCTGCTGAGCCTGTCTGCCTTGGTGTCCAAGTTTGCGAAGGATTCCGTAGCCCTGACAGCTCCGTCGGTTGTCGTCTCGAACGGGTTGGGTAGCCCGATGTATTCCAGGGTCTTGTTGATGAGGTGGCCGACCTCAACCACCAGATCGCCCACGACACCGAAGGCATTACGAACCCAAGGGACGACCTCCTGCAGAACACCCACCAGACCGGTGAGGGCAGGCGTCAAGTCCTGGCCGACCTCAAGGCCGAGCTCCTCCATGGTGTCCTTGAGGGCGTTCGTGGCATCTCGGAAGGCGCGGGCCTTGTCGATCTTGGCGTCGTCGAACACCTTGACATCGGCCACGTCACCGAGAGACTTCTTGAGTCGTCCCGATCCTTGGTCGATCAGTTCGGACATCGACTGCCAGCCCTTGCCGAACAGCTTGGCGGCGAGCTCGGCTTTCTCTGCCGGATCCTTGATCCCGTTCAGCCGGTCAATGGCGTTCAGGAAGGTTTGGTTGACGTCGGTGACGCCGTCCTTGGTGCGAGCGATCTCTATCCCGGCGTCCTTGAACAGGCTGGGCGTTGCGCCGAGCGTCTTGTTCATCTTGCCGATCGACGTCTCGAGAGTGCTGGAGTCGATGTTGATGTCCCCGGCGACCTCATGCCACCGTGAAGCCGCCTCGGCCGACAGGCCCGTAGAGTCCGCCAGCTTGCCGACCTCAACACCTAGGGCACTGAACTTGCCGACCTGGTCGAGGGCGGCCCCGCCAACAGCGGCGATCGCACCACCGGCGGCAAGCAAACCTCCGGGTCCACTGAGGAAGTTGCCGACCGAGGATTTGAGGCTGCCGAACCCGGCCTTGAACTTGCCGGTCGCGCCGTCGGCATCATTGACGGCGTTCTTGAAACCTGCCAGACCCGTCTTGGCCTGATCGGTTGAGAAGTCGATGATGGTGGAGATCTTGTTCGCCAAGGGTCACCGCCTCTCAGTCGACGTCGAAGTGACGGGCCTCGATCTGCCGAACCTCACGCTCGGCGATCTTCGGCAACTCGCTGTCCATGCGATCAAGCGCACGATCGGCCGTGTGAAACCCGGACGTCGTACCGTTCCACCGCTTCGCCTTGAACGCCTTGACCTTGCGGACACCACCAGACTTCGTCCGCGACGTCGTGCCCTTCTTGCTGATACCGGGCCCGGCGAACCCACCGGCGTTACCCTGGTTGCGCCCACGGTCAGCGACAGTCCACGGGCCCGCGCTCACCTTGGTCGGGATCACCGCATAGCCGGTTTTGGTCTTCTTGATCTGTGTGACGAGCTCGATCGGGTTGCCACGCTTCCACCCGGAGAACGACCCGCCGATGTCAGCGGACGCCTCAGCCTGCGCGATCGACTGCGCTTTCTCCGCCATCTCGTGAGCGACACGAGTCTTCGTCTCCTGCTCGAGGTCCTTGGCCATCTGGTCGATCGCCGCGCCGTATGCCTTGAGCGACGAGAACGTAGCCATCAAGCAACTAAATCGACAAATGTTCCCGTCACGGCAAGTGTCAGGCTGGCCGCAGCGCGTGAACCAACGGCGCCGGAGTACGGGCCCCACTTGGAGATGTAGCAGGCGGCGACGAACGAGGGGTTGGTCGCGCCTCGAGCGGCGTTGGTCGGCTTGACGTCGACATAGATCGGTGCCGTACCCGGACGGGCAACACCACCGAGCGTCGTGCGAACGATCACACCGAGTTGCGACGCCGCCCAGTCAGAGTTGGCGTCGAACACGAGCTCGTCACCGGTGGTCAGGCCGGGGATGACGACGGTGTAGCCGAGGCTGCCGAAGTTGGTGACGTCGACCATCGCCGCGTTCCAGCCGGGGTCGCCGCCGCCGACGATGAACGACGAGATGTCCGACGGTGTCGTGATGGTCCCGGCCGGTGTGACGACCGTGGGACCGGGCGCCGTTCCGGTCCACGCGGTCCCCAGGAGGATCGTGCGGTTGATGTTGACGAACGCTGCCATTACGGCCTCGCTTTCTTGGTTGCCTTGGCCGGTGGGTCCGGTTCGAACAGGTGTGGGGCGAGCGCGACCAGCGGGTGGTCGTCGGGGAGGGTGTCGCCCTTCTTACAGGTGAGATCGAAGTGCGTGAACGGGACGGCGACGGTTGCCATCAGTCCTCCTCAAGTGGTTCGACGAGGTCGTACCGCTTGATCACGTCGATCAGATCGCCTGAAGCCTCATCGGTGATGAGCATTCCGACAGTGACCGACGGCAGGCGATCTCCGATCCCACAATCAATCGTGATGCTCGTCGTGACCATCGGGTCAAGTCCGAGCGCCTCGCATAGCTTGTTGCCGAGCGTCATGTAGTGAGCAAACTTCGTAGCCATCACTGCACGCCCATGACGACTGCGACGGTCGCGGTGCCGGTCGAGATCGTCGTCTTCGCTCGGAAGAAGTCGTCGGTGATCGGCCCAGCGACGGAGAGGAATTGCCAGCCGGATGCCGAGACGGTGGCGAAGGTGATGACGGTGGTCGGCGACGGGAACCCGGTCGTATCAGACTCGATAGTGACGACCAGGTTCGTGAACGTGCCGGCGGTGACATGCACGGCAGCCCACAGGCGGCGGGTCGCGGTCACGGCGCCGAGTTGGATGGCGGTCCCGGTAGCCGCGCCCCTGGAGGCGAGCGGTAGGGCGACGACCCCGTCGACCTCGGCGGAGTCGCCGGTGATCGTCATCTCGAAGTCGGCGACGTCGCCGGTGTTGCCTGAGTACGGTTTCATGTCGCCGAGCAGACCGCGCATGAACAGCGCGGGGTCACCGGCGGCCGAGTTGGTGCCGACGGGCAGGATGCTCAACCCGTACTGAGTGCCACGCTGGGCGCTGGCGAACGTCTGATTGACAGCGCTGGTCGCAAAGTCGGAGTGACCTTTGATCGTCGCCGCCGCGGTGGTCACCCCTGGCAGCACGATTTCGTAGCCTTGGCCGGCGAAGTTGTTGGCCGACTTCATCGCGGTTTCGGCTGCCGACTCGAACTCGCCGGAGAACCCGGACAGGTCGAACCCGCCGAGCAACAGCTGGACGTTCACGAGGACTTGGGCGCTCATCGGGTCTCCCTCATGGCGTCAGGAACGGGGCATAGGACGGCACGACGAGCCGCGAGTTGTCCTGGGCGATACAGCCGGCCGTCGAAGTCCAGCGGATGACGTGATCCCCGGCCAGGGTCAACGTCGGCACCTTCCAGAACCAGGTCGTCGTGGTCAGGGTGACACCGTTGACGACGACGGTCCCGGCAGTCGGCCCGACGATGTCGGCGTTCGGCGACGATACCGGAGTGGCCAGGGTGCCGTCAGGTTTGACCATGTTGAACGTGATCGCCGTGGATGCGTCGGTGAGGTGGCCGGGGACGTTGGGTGCGGTGACGACGGCGGACACCCACGGTCGGTTCCCGGTTTCGGCTACCCCGATGTTGTTGCTGGTCATCAGTTCTCCAGACGGGTAGCGGTGCCGGGCCCGACGATCCTCGAGGCGGTGCCGACGGCGATCAGCGTCGAGGTCGGGGCTGGTGAACACAGAACCGTCAACGTCACGTTGAGGGTTAGGCCTGACGTGGTTGTGGGCCCGACCAGCGTCGAGGTTGTGGCCGGGCCGAGGAGGAAGGTTTCCCCGGTACCGGCAGCGGACTGGAGAGGGTTGCCGCCGGTGAGGCGGGCCCAGATGGCGACGGCGACCTTGGCAGCACCGGCGAACAGGAACGTAACCTTGGCGCCGGCCGTCTTGGCACCGATGGCCGTGGATGCTTTGGCGTTGCCGCTGGCGATCTTGACGCCTGCGGTTGTTGCTCCGATGGCTGGTGATGTCTTGGCGGTCCCGACGCCGATCTTGGTCCCGGCGACCTTGGCCCAGATTGCTGTGGCGGCCTTGGCGGTGCCTTCGATCCCGGTCGAGACCTTGGCCCCGGCTACCTTGGCTCCGAGGGCCACAGATGCCGCTGCGGTTCCGAGGGCCACCTTGAGCCCCGATACCTTCGATCCGCCCGCTACGGGCACCACAGAGGCCCCTGTGGCGATCTTGGACCCTGTTTGCTTGCTGTCTATCGCTGTGGGTGTCTTGGCGACACCTACGGCGATCTTGATGCCTGATGCTTTGACGTAGGCGATGGTCGATGCCGAGGCGCTACCGACCCCGATCTTGACGCCGGTGGTTGTGGTGTCGACGGCGACGAAACTGCGGGCCGACCCGGTAGCGACCTTCGACCCGGCGACTTTGGCGTTGATCGTGATGGCCGCTTTGGCGGTACCGGATGGGATCGCCGGGGCGCCACCAGTGAGGGCCAGGAGGAGGCTCACGGCCCCAGGTAGTAGCCGACGTTCACCCTCCCTAACACGGCGAGGCCACCAGCGGCGGCAACAACGGTCGTCGCCGTGTTGACCGTCGACGACCGCAACGGACACGAATAGTCGTGACTGACATCGACCTGTGTGCCACCTGCGACCATCGCGTTACCAACAGACCATGCCGGGGTGCCCGACAGGTTCGTTGTGGTGTGAATGATCGTTGCCGTACCCGCGAGTGCCGCCGTGGCGTTGCGGGTGATGTCAATGTGGGTGATGTAGTGAAACAGACCAGGCGCCGCCGGCAGGGTCGCCGTCGCGGCCGTGTTCGCTGCCGCCGTAGCAGTCACCCACAACGTCGTCGGGTAGAGCATCTCCGATATCGGCGGGGTGGGCGCCAGCGAGGCCCGCATCGCCACGCCCATCGTTCCTGACGTGAATGCCGAGCAGCGGATACGGAACCTGCGCATTCCCGACACCGGGACCACGTACGCTTTGTCGAGTGTCGTCGTCGACACGACCGAGGCGACACAGGCGGCAGTCGACAGGTCGAGGAACGGCAACGGCTGGAGGATGTAGTTGGTCCCATCGACCGACCCCTCGGCAACGAACGTCATCGACGCCGCAGCCGTCTTGAGGTGGACCATCACCGAAGCGTGACCGTCAAGGTCGACGACTACTTCGCCGTTGAGCGAACTGAGCGTGATCGACGCCGCCCGAGCGTCGGTGACCGTCTGGCCGCCGATGCGGTCGAGCTGGCCGGCGAACTCGTTGCCTCTGGCGTCGAGCAGAACGGATTGAAACGCCATCAGTCACCCCTCATCGTCAGTCGGCCCACACGTAGCGAAGTTTGAACGTACCCTCGAGCTGTTCGCTGGCCCGGCCGTAGATCGTGAACCCGGTTGCCGCGATAGGGGTGCCACAGGTCGGCTTCATCCAGATCCCGATATATCGGTGATCTTCGGCGGTGTGGTCGGCGGTCGTGTCATCGGCCATGATGTACGCCTCGGCTTTCGACGTCGCCGAGATCGTGGCGTCGGTGACGACGACTGACGCCTCCTGTATGCCGGGGAACACCCCGAAGTCGATGGTCGCCGTGCCTTGACCGGAGGCCATCAGATTAGGTTGGCGTCGAGGTCGAGCGCACCGGTCGCAATCGAGTACTGGCCCTGCGCGGCAAACACCTCCGGCACCACCTTGACGACGAACAGTTCAGTGTCGGTCGCCGCGTCCACTGCCGCACCGCCCGAGGTGGTCGACACCTGGAACGTGTTGGTTGCCGAACCGACCACGAAGTACACCGTCGTCGAGTTGAGCGCGGCGGGCATCGTGCCGGACGAGTCGACCGCCAACAGGATCACCCGGTCAGTGTTGACCAGGCCGTGAGCGTAGGACGTGAACGTGTCCGTCGATGCCAGATAGGTGCAGGCTTGCGGGAGTGACGACGTGGCGCCTTGCACCGGGAGGATCGCGAAGTTGGTGCCGGCGGTGATCGCCGAATAGAGACCGTGGAAGCACACCGTGACGGCGGGGACATCAAACAGCAGCTGAGCGTTGTTGTCGCGGATGCCTGCGGCTGCAGCGGTCCAGGTGACCGCCTTGCGAGCGTACGCGGGAGAACCGCCGGTCAGTTCGGTACCGGAAGCGTCGAGCAGCCCGACGTGAGTGGTGACGGCAGCAAGCCCGTCGACGGCGGCGTTGCGCCCGGCGGCAGTGAGTCCAGCCATCGTCTACACCTCGGCGTTCTGTTTGGACACGATGAT